TGCCGTGACCGACCAATCTTGAATGTTCTCACCGGGCATCGTGTGACCCTCAGATGAATAGATTGACCGATGTTTCTACTGCGCTCTGCAAATCATTGTCGGTGATGGCGCTGCCGGCCGCCTGTACTTTGTCATCCATCACCAGCACCGGCATGATCTGCGTGACCGATGCCATGGGGTTTCTGACTGTTTCCTGTGCCCAGCGCGAGCGCGTGGCATGTGCCGGCGTTGCCGCGTCCTCCCCGCTGATGTAGCTGGCATAGCGCAGACAGGCGACCTGGCTGCGGCCACGGAATTCCGGGTCGTTCATCAGATTTGCCGTGTCGGCGTATGAGATCGTCATTGGTGTCCTCGTCAGATTTGCGATCCGTCGAAGTAGGTCAAAGACCCGGCATTGAGCGTCCCACCGCCGGCACCCACGTTGACGGCACCGAGGTAACAGTAGACTTGATAATAGTCGGTGCCGCTGGCGTTATCGATGAAGCTGATATTCATGCCGAGGACGGTGGTGTTGGTGTAAAACTTGCCTTGCCGGAATATCGCCCCGTTCTTGTAGATGGCGATATAGCTGTCGGCATTGCCGGTCAGATTGGTGAAATACAGCCCGGCATTGATCAGCACCTTGCCGGCCGGCGGCGTCCACATCCCGTTGCTGGCGGTGCTGAAATTGCTGCCGACATTGAAATTTGCGGTATTGAAGACGCATTGCGTATAGGTTGTTGCAGTGAAGCCAACTTGATTGGCTGACGATACTGCCTGGAAGCATGAGCGCGCGGCCAGCAGGCTTTTGACAAAGGCGGTGGTGGCAACGCTGGTATCGTTCGATGTCGTGGCCGGCGTCTGGGTTTTGACGTTGCCGCCACTGCCCATCCACATGTTGTACGCGGCAACGCTGCCATTGCCGCCGCCAAGATATAAAATATCCGAGACAGTGTTTATGGACGAAATATAGACTTGTGCGGTCGTAAACCCGTTCGTGTAAAAAGCATGCTGGCCTGTGCCCTTTGCCGCGAAGAACACATCGACATTCGCGCCAGAGCCGGCGCCGATAATGCGGCCTTGCGTTCCTGCCGCGTCGATCTGCAAGCCACTGGCACTGCCGGGCGTGACGGTTAGCGACCCCGTCATGGTATCGCCGGCCTTGAGCACCCACGGCGTCGAGGCCGTGCTCACGCCCTGAATGCTGGTCGCGCCAGTCCACTGTGCCCATTGTCCGTTGCTGGGAGTGCCAACTGCGGTGACATTGCCGCCACCGGCCGGCGCTGCCCAGGTGCCATCCGCGCGCAGGAAATTGCTGGTGCCGCCACCGCTCGCGGGCACCTCGCCCTTGGCCGAGGTCGAGAAAATAGGTGCGTCGAGCGTGCCCGCCGTGAAGGTGAGGCCGGTCCCGATGGTCACCGGCGACCAGGTGTCAATGGCCGAGCGATAGTAGATTGTGCTCGTGCCGGTGAGCGCCGCCAGTGCCGTCAAGTCGCCGTCCAACGGCTGATAGCTGAGCGCCAGATCGACCCAGGCGGCATTCTTGCGGCCATAGGTCTTGCTATCGGTCGGCGCCTCGGGAATGCCGCCACCGCCGCCTGCGGCGGAGTTGAGCACGCCGCCGGCGAACGTCATGTTGGCGCCCATGGTCACGGGCGACCAGGTGTCGGTGCCACTCCTATAGTAGATCGTGTTGGTGCCGGTGAGCGCCGCAAGCGCAGTCAGGTCGCCGTCGAGCGGCTGAAACGGGCCGCCGCCGGCGGCCGTGATCCCGAGCGCATTGCGCGCGGCGTAAGGGTTGCTGGCGCTGTCGAATGCTCGTCTGAACGGCGGGACCGGAACGAGCTCGTCAGCCATTTATGCTACCGTGCCATCCGCTTGTGCGTCGGCGATCACAGCCTGCCCATGCGTCCAAATATCGCCCGCGCTGGTCAGCAATCGAAAGCGATGTAGCCGCGCCGAGGTCAGCATGGTGGCCGATCCGGTAATCTCCAATGCAATGGGCTGTTGCCATACCACGGGGTCTTGCAGCCGCTCGCGGGTGCCGGCGGCCACCATGCAACTGGGCGCATCGATCACTGGGTAGGCTTGCCAGCAATAGGCGCGCGAGCCCGGCACCAGATGCGCCTCGGCGGTTTCCATGGTGGCTGGCAGGTTGGGGCCATTGAGCTCACACAGAAATCCCTGGTCATCGATGGCACAGACTTTCGGGCGCCCACCCATATAAGCGAAGCTGTCGAGCGGCTTGGGCTCATTCGGCGGCAAGGGCGCGGGCGGGCTATCGAGATATTGGTCGCCAGTCTCCGGGCCATCAGTATCGAGATCGAGGTCGACCGAGCCCAGCGTGCCCCACACGCTGGCGCGGATGCTGCCACGGCTCCAGTGCTGGTTTGCCCAATTGTAGATGATGACCTTGTCGTAGGTCGGCGCCGCCGACGAGGAATGATACGCCCACATCACATAGGGCCGGTTACTGACGATGCATTGCACGAGATTGCGGCGAGTGACGTCGCTGTTGGCGAGAAACCATTCATTGACCGCATCCTGGCCAATCGGGTTCACTTGGTTGCCCGCAACCTGATAGAAGCCATCCTCGGCCAGAAAGTAGAGCACATTGCCGACGCTGGCGAAGCCGAATTCACTCACCGAACCTTTATCGACCAGCACGCGCGTGAAGCTGAAAATGAACGTCGTGTCGCCGGGCAAGAACTGCGCTGTACGGATGGCGCGGTCTTGCACCACATAGCCGATCTCCGATCCCGCCATGCCCTGGATCGGGCCGCCGTCCGGGAATTCTTGCTCGTCACAGAGGTTGACCCCCGGTACCCATCCGGTCGGGTCATTGATGGAGCACCAAATAAGCCTTCTGCGATTATTGGGGTATCCGGTCAGGAATAGAAAGTCGCCGAGTTGAGTGACCTTGTGCGCAAGCGGAGGCGAACCAGTCACGCCCGTAAAATTGGTACCACTATCGACATCTGCCGCTTGCAAGGGATCGTTGATGTTCTGCGCATATATTTTGTTGCCGAACTGGGCAAACGACCACAATTCTTCCGCTGGTACGGTGAAGGTCTGGCCGCCACTGCGGTCGACCCAGCCTGCGAGCGTCCACGAGTAGAGTTTGGTTTTTGTACCAGCATAGACTTTCCATGTCCCAGTATTGCCGCGCGCCTGGGTTAATCCGACAACCGGTAGTGTGAGCGCAGTCGAAGAAAACCGTATCAGGCTCGGCATCGGCTTGTAGGAATTGATGCCGGCGAAGACGTTCTCGACGTCGGCGGCAAACTTATTATCGAGCAGCGCGATGTCGGGACGCCATTCGGCGAGTTGTACCGGAACTTTGGGCCTCAGAATTCTCGCGCGCGTTTAGTGTCAAGCATGAGGGCTGCAAACTGCCGCACTGTGTCCGGGTCATCTGCGGTGATCCGCGAGGCGGTCTTGCGCAAGGTGAACGAGCCATTGCGCTCGCCCAGCAAGCCATGCAGCAATTGCGGCGTGTGGTAGCGTACGGTGATGGCACTATCCCTATCCAACAACGCAAGCTGCTGCTCGGATAGCTCCATCGACGCCAACACGTTGCCATCCTGATCGTAGATATCCGAGGCCATCAGAAATATTCTCCGCCGCTGCCGAGCGCGGCGCCCTCGCCGCGCACCAAGGAAGAGGTTGCGCCGGTGGTGAGCGCCGAGAGTTGGATGAGCTCGGCCAGTTTTTCGTCGCGCAGCGCCTTGTGTGCCGTTGCCGCCTCGCCGTTGCGCTCCAGCAAGAAAAGCTCGAACAGCGCGCCCTCGAGATATAGATCGGGATGGTCGGTCAATAGCCAGTTGGTGGCGTTATCGCCGGCGCCAGGCTGGTTCAGGAGCGAAGCGATCTTCTGATAATAATGCAATTCGTAGGCGAAGGGGCTTTCGTCCTGTGGGCGCGCGCGAAATTTGCCATCCTCGATGGTGAAGATTTTCGGGTCGCCACTGTCCTGCTCGATCCACGTCGATTGCAGATAGGTCGGATGCACATAGTCGATCTCGACGTAGGGCGTGCGGCCGCGCCAGAGCACGCTGCGCCAGAGCAAGTAATCGTCGGGAACATCGGCATAGTTTGGATATTCGGCATCGCCGGGGACGGTATCGCCGATGTCAGTGGTCAGCAGCGTGCGGAATTCCTGCTTGCGCGTGCGCAGTCGGCGATTGGCCAAGCTCTCGAAATTCTGGATCGCGGTATCGTAGTCGGGCGTAAAGCGCGAGTGAAAGAGATAGCGGCCGAGCTCGCTCTTGAGCGTTCCGAGGCTGGTGATCAGCATCACGGCACCACGAACAGCACGACGACCGTCGCCAAGCCTTGCGTCGCTGGCGTGCCGCTCTGCGCGTAATTGAGGACGATGGCCTGCGCGCGCGGCACCGGGACGCCGGTGGTGCCGATCGCCGCCTGCACCGTGCCGACCGGGCCGATCGGCTGCGCGATGACGTAGGCGGAAAGGTTCTGCGCGCCGCCAGGAAACACGTCGGATTGTCCGACCTGCAGGTTGTTGTTGGTGCCGGCGTTGAACGACGTGGTGGTGGCGGCGATGACGGCGATGACCACGGCGTTGGGCGGTATCTCTCCGATCACCGCAGTGTTGGCCGGCGTGTTGAAATTGATCTGCCCCGACATGGCTTGCACGCTGCGCAGCGCGATGTCCTGCGTCGGGATGTCGGTGAAGAGGTTGGCGACCATCATCATCCCCCATGAAAATGGGGGCGGCAAAGCCGCCCCCAGTCGAGGCGTTAACGCGGAACGACGAAGCGCACGACGACGACGGCCGAGCCGGCATTCTGGCCGCCGCCGGTCGGCACGTAGGTGACGGTGACGTTGGTCGGCCGCGACAACGGCACGTTGGTCGCGAGGGCGGCGACCGGAGTTGCGATCGTGCCGACAGGACCAATCGCCAGCAGCGCCGCGTAGGCGTTGGCGACGGTGCCGGTGGGATCGGTCTGGCCGATGTTGAGGTTGTTGGTGGTGGCGGCGTTGAACGCCGTGCCGGTTGCCACGACGGCGCCGAGCACTATCCCACCGGCGGGCAAGCCGCCGATGATCTTTGCAGTCGTGTCGTTGAACGTAACGGTGCCGACCATGACCTGCTCGACGCCGTAGAGCATGTCCTGCGACGGAACCGTGGTTTGGAGATTGGTAGTCATGTGCTGGTTTCCTTTCTCGCGTTGCGCGCTCTGGTTAGTCGGAAGCGCTGGAGAAGAAGCCAGTCGCAACGCCCCACTGCTTGAGCGCAGTGCCGCTCTTGGGGTGCTTCTTGAACATCTTGGCGATGCCGAAGGCGGCCTCGATGCCGACGCCCTTGACGAAGCCGTAGTCGTCCTCGCTGCGGAACGTGGGCTTCGCCATCTGCCCGTAGGCGATGGCCATGGCTTGCTGGCCGCAGAGGAAGAACGGCTCGACGCGCGAGCTCGTCGCACCTGCGGTCTTCAGGGTGGTCCAGACGTTGTCCACAAACTTGCTGATCTCGGGCACGAGCCGCACGATCACGCCGTCGTAGATTTGGTCGCCGTCTTGGAACAGCGGGTTGTCGGGTGCGCCGTTGACCTGGCGACCCTCACGCGGACGGGCGTCCTTGTTGACGGTGCCGAGGTCGATCTTGAGGTCGCGGAAGGAGCTCAAGCCGGCGAAGCCGACGTAGTACTCGTAGCCGTCCGAGGTCTTGTAGGGCCTCAGTCGCGGGCTCGCGTTCATCGCCACCCGCTTGAGCAGCGAGACGTTGGCCGCCGTGCATTTGCCGGCGGTGGTGGTGACTGCCAGCAGCGAGTTGACGTGGTTGCCGGCGACTTGATTGCTGAGTTTCTCGCCGAACAGCACGCGGTCGCTGTTGTTGGTTTGCCAGGTGTCGCGCTGGCCGCCGGTCGCCAGGTCGTACTGGATGCCGTTGACGCGCACGCCGGCCGCCGGCTGGCTTTCCGATGGCAGCGCCATGAATGCCGCGATGATCTCGTCGCGGGTGACCTCGTTCATCCAGTCCGACAGCAGCGGCTTGGCCTCGCCGAAGGTGTCGGCGCTGTCCTTCTGTTGTTCGCTTTTCTTAGTAACGACAGCGTTGCGGCACCATTCGATCCATACCCTCATTCCGTAGTCATCGATCTCGTCCTCAAACCCTACCAGAGTACCAGTAGAGACACCCTGGCCGGTAAGCCTTGTAACTAGGGGGATATTCATCTGCTCCCCGCCAGCCTTTAACTCCATTCTGCGTCTAATAATGGAGGTGATGTCCTCGCCCATGTAGGGCGAGAACATGTTCTCGCGCACCCACTCGCGATTGATCTGCTGCGTGAAGCGGATCAGTTTGTTGTTGGTTTGGATGGTGGAAACGGCCATGGCCGTTGGTCCTTTCTGCTATGGCCGTTTCCACAAATGAAAAACCCGCCTCGCGGCGGGTCGGTCATTTCGGAAGTGCGGCCGGTTTATCGGATGGCGAAATTGAACAGCGATTGGTCGCTCAGATCGCCGACTGCGTCTTGTCGTCCCGACGATGACGGCAGCGACGACAGCGAAGGCGGCAACTGAACATTCGGACCACCGGGACCACGTTGCTGACTGCCGCGTTGCTGTTGCTGTCGCGCGTGGTAGCGCCTGACCGCCTCCGCCTGCATCTGCTCGTCATCGAGCCATGCATTGCGTTGCTTCTGCACCCAGGCATTCGGGTCTGGCCCGATCGCCCGCTGTGCTTGCGCATTGCGGAACCAGTTGACGAGTGCGCCGTAGGGATGCCCCGAGGTCATGATCTGTCGGAACAGGTGATCGCCGTCCGGCGTGTAGCGGAACGACGCCAGCGCTTGCAGGGCGCCATCGACGTTCTGCGCTCCGAACTGAGCGTTCGCCATTTCCCGCGACAGCCCGTCCTTGATCTGCAGCATCGCCATGTGCCCCTCGTTGCGGAGCGGCTGCACGACGTTGTGCTGCAGGTACATGTCGGGGTTGTCGTAGATCGTTCGCGGCATCTGCGCCTGCTGGGCGGCGAGAGCGGCCTGGTATTGCTGCTGCTGCAGTTGGTCCCAGGCGCGCCGCATCTGGTCGTGCTCGGCCTGGATGCGGTAGCGTCGCTCGCGTTCGTCCAGCAGTTCACGCAACGGCACATGGTGCGGCGCCTGCTGCCCGCCTTGCGGCGGTTGCTGCGGTCGCGGCTGCTGCTGTTGCGGCTGCGGTCGCGGCTGCTGGCTGGCGAAGCGTCCCTGTGCATCGCGCGGCTGCGCGCCGGCTTGCTGCGGCTGTTGCGGCGGTTGCTGCGGCTGCGCCGCCGGCTCCGATGACGGAGCGGACGGTTCAGACGGCGGCTCGGCCGGCGACGGCTGCGGTGCCGGATCGCTCAACGCACTCTCAAACAGTTGTTGATCGGTGACGACAATGTCGCCACCGGCGTCAGTAGGCTCGGTGCTCATGGTTGGTCCTCGGCCGTGTCGTGGCCACTACGAGAGACATCCAATGTCGCCTGGATGATGCGATGACACGCGGATAAGCGCCGCGAGAGCGCCCGACTATGTCGTCAGTCGGCAACGAGCTCGTTATCGGAACGGCAACTGCATCTGCGGCCCGGCCAGTGCCTGCTCGCGATCGATCTGCGCCTTCTGCGTCGCCTTGAAGCGCTCGATCAGCATCTGATTTGCCGCCTTCTCCTGCGCCAACTGCGCATCGAGCGCGGCCTTCTGCTGCTGCAGCACGGCCTGCTGCTGCGCCTTGCCCACCTCGATCTTCACGTCGGCCTGCTTGGCCTGGACGTCGGCCTGCGTCTTGGCGACCACCGCCTGCGTCTTGGGATCGGGCTGACCGCCTTGCTGCTGCGCCTGCTGGGCAGCAGCGCGGAAACGGTCCTTCACGTCGGCCGGCAGCGGCGACGCTTCGACCAGCACCTCAAGCATGGCCTGACTGCCGGCGGGGCCGAGCATCGGCGCGATCGCCGGCAACGCCTGAGACAGCGCGTCGTAGGTGTCCTGCATGATGGTGACGCTGTCGGGGCCCTCGTCCAAAATGATGTCGACATCGAGCTCGCCGATCGGATTGATGATCTGCGGCATGCCCATCGCGTCGTTGCCGGGCACGTTGATGCCGACGAACTGCTGCTGGCCCTGCTTGTCGGTAACCCTGATCCAGCGCTCTTGCGTCCAGTATTGCCGGGCGGCGTTGAACAGCGCGGTGTAGAGCCTGATCTTCCACGAGCGCAGATTGGTCATGAACGGGCCGAGCTCGGCGATGCCCGCTTGTTGCAAAAGCTGAATGGCGCGGCCGGATCGCGCGCTGATGCCGGCGTCGCCCAGCACTGCCGGGTTGGGCCCGAAGTTTTCGATCTCGGATTTTGCTTCGCGCAAAAACTCGAGGTGACCCATGATCGCGGTCTGCTTGGCCTGGTCGTCGAACTGAATTTCATCGATGGAGGTGTGCGACAGCAGGATGCCGTCCGCCTTCGATGCCTCGCGCCGCAGCGCCTCGACGTTGTTGTCGGCGATCGCCGCCTTGGTGGCGCGGATGCGGCGGCTGTTGAGCTCGTGCAGCGCCTTGCTGCGCCGCTGGTTGATCTCGTCCTGCGCGCTCTGCAGGTTGCGCGGAAATCCGTAGCGGTCGCCGTCGTGATCGACGGTGGCCGAAAACATCAGATACTTGCAGATCGTCTCGCCGTACTCGTCCGTGAACGGCGACGGCCCCTCCATCAGTTTCTCGCCGCCCGTGAACAGGCACCACACCCAGCCGCGCCCCTGGCGGTACCAGATGTCGACCAGCCTGATCTGATGGAAATCGCCGTTGTCTTGGTACCAGCGCGCATCCCTGTCGCTGTTGCTGGTGAGGTCGATGTCGCGGGTGGCGCCGCTCTCGATCACGTCCTTGAACTGCGGCATGAGCTCCGCGAGCAATTCCTGATCGACCCACTTGCCGACGCCCATGAAGCGCGCATCGGAGAAATCGTGCTTGAAGCTGCGCGGGTCGTAGAAGAAGCCGTCGTTGTCCACCACGTTGAAGGTCACGTCCATGTCGGGCTGCGTCATGGAGGTGGTGTTCATCATCTGCGTGCGCGACTGCGCCCGCGACAGCCCGAGCTCGACGCCGCCGATGCCGTCGATCGCCGCCTGCTCGGAAATGATCGGGCTTTTCTCCTTCCACTTGTTCACGTCCATCAGGTAGCGCAGCACGGCGGTGGCGAGGTCGGCGCCGGCCTGGTGTTGCGGCGTGCGCGGGTAGGCTTTCGGGTCTTGCCGCAGCCGCTCGGTGAGGCCGACGATGCCGTCGATCTTGCGGCCGATGCGGTTGTACGTCACCACCGGCTGGCGCCTGTCGTTCAAGACTTTGATCTGGTCGGAGGTCCAGTGCGCGCCGTGGCGGTAGCGCCGCGCCTGCTGCTGCTCATCGATCTCCGCGCGCTTGCTGAACAGGTAGGTGGAGTAGGCCTGGCGCATGCGCTGCAGCGACCAGTAACCGGAGGCGTCATCCTCGTCGGTCGGCAGCACGCTGGCATAAGAAGGCCCCGGAAGCGACCCGCCAGGGCGATAACCAGTCGTGCTGGCAACGGTTGCGAGCGCCATCAGTCGTAATTCCTCGGCAGGCGATACATCTGCTTGGGCGCCGGCATGGCGCCGTAGTGCTGGTCGATGAATTGATTGAGCTCATCGAGCGAGAGGTCGTTGGCGGTCTTGCCGAGGCCCTGCGCGTAGCTGTGGACGCTGGGCAGGATGGTGTTGCGGATCGGCGGCGCGGCGCCCACGCCGACGCCGGTGGTTTCGTCGGGATAGGTTCTGTTGCCGATGCGGAGCTTGCTCCAACCTGGGTCGTTGAGCAGATCAGCCATGACGCCCTTCTGCTCGTCGGAGACAACGGGCGGGTAGCTGCGGTTGCCGATGCGGGTGGGCATGTCAGTCGCTCCGGTAGCTGCGGTTGCCGATGCGAACTTTCGGCTTGCTCTTGCGCGCAGGAAGCTTGCCGCCCTTGTCGGCGGCGACGAATTCCGCGCCCACCTTCTGCGGGATGCCGAGCGTGCTGCGGCCTTCCTTGGCGGCATACATCGCGCCGCGCTGCGCCTGGCTGACTGGGGGCATTGACCACCTGTCACAGTGCGTGATA